CGAGGGGGTTCACATGGTTGCCGATTATCTAGGAATTTCAGACACTTCAAAGAGTGGAAACCATAACAGAAAATTTCAATCTTTAGCGATGAATTTCATGTTAAAAACCAAATACAGCAAAGGAGCAAAGCATTGCTCAACAGGAGAATTAACGAGTGAGTTTTGGGATTGGTTGGCTAAAAATTACAACATGAAAGAAGTTGAAAAAGCCTTTACAGATGTGCCAATCAGAAAGCCAAAAGTTCATGCAAGGAAGAGAGAAAAAATCGTCATTGAGGGTTTAAATGAAGTGCATACAATTTACAGCACAATTACCAAAACGCCGGACTTGATGGCTCTTTTTGATTCAGTAGGTATCCAATATGAATTGTATGATGCCCAATATTAGAAGCTGTGGGGGGGTGTGTGTGTACACATTTCCCCCCCTTAACTGCTCGGGTAATATTTTTTTATCCCTGATGAGGTCTTAAGACCGAAAGCAGAAAAAATAAAATTTAGTTCAAAGGAGAATTAAAAATGACAATCAACAATAAAATTCAATTACCAAAAGATATAGATTCTTTTTGGTCTGATAATTGCTTTCATGGAGTAACGCAGACTTTTAACAAGGTTGTATTACAAGAAGAAAGCATGGAATTATTCACAGAGGCGAAGGATGAAATATTTTTAAATATTTACGAGAATTTTGGAGGTATTTTATTAGGTTCTAAAACTAAAAAAACATCTATAGATTTTAAAGAAATTTTTAGAGAGTGGGAGAGCCTAGAAGCTGATTTTCTAAATAATAGAGATATTGAACCAATGGGCGATGAACACATAGAATTAATGGAAGATTCACAAGAATACATGTTGAATATTATTGATTCTGAATACATGGAAAATTTAGAATGGGATTTTGAAAAATTCGCAGTTTCTCCCTTCATGGCTAGAGAGCTAAGAAAAAGAAATGAACCAGTAATTTCAAATATTTTAGATTTTGAAAATATCTGGATGCGTCAGACTTTTGGGCAACTGGTAACTGCTGACTGGGTTATCCAAGATATTTACAATTCTTGGAGAGTTTTCCTCGCTGATGCTTAGACCTTCAAGGGTGGTAGTGTGTACACATTGCCACCCTTTTCAAAAATTTCTGTCTTTCAATAATTATTGAAACTGATGAAGCTAAAAGCAGAAACAGAAAAAAAAGTTTTTCAGCGAAGGAGAAAAGCATGAAAGAAGCTATGAAGCTAACTAAAAAACAATTAATTGAAGAAACTCAGAAACTTGCAAAGCATCAATCTGAAATTATTATCAAATTAATTGATGAAAAAACCAAATTACAGGAAGAAGCCGAAAAGGATTATAAAAAATTGGAATCTAAAATTTACGAGCTTCAGTATGAGGTTGAAGAGTATGAAGAGGAAAATTTGATTTTTACCAGATTTGAAGATGGTTTTAAATGGGTGGCAATTTGGGAGAAGTCCGAAAGGTATGGTGGAGCAGAGGAAGGGGGTTGGTGGTTTAATCATCTAAGGCTTGTTAAAGCGTTCCATGTGCCAGAAGAAGCCATTGAAAGCGTTCAAAAATGGTTTGATAATCATCCTTTTTACAGCAATTCAAAAATGAAAAATCTTGTACCGAGTGATGAGCAAATGAACAGAGAAATTGAAATTTATGGAGATTTCCAAGAGCCTTCAAGATTTGAAGCGAGTGCGAGGGGAGAGTACACAATTACATTTGAAGACTCTTTTCCAAAAGAAGAACCTTTTCCTACCTATGAATAGGTAGGAAGGGAATCAATAAAAGGGGGTTAGGTGTACACACCGACCCCTTTTATTTTTT